CAAGCTCGTCGAACAAGTGATCTTGTGCGGGGTTAATGTTGATGCCAAGGTGGGTCATCTGAGGCATGTGGTTAGTCTCCTTTACTGTATTCCATTTGTAGTATCATCTGTGCGTAGTGAATTACTTTACGTATGTCAGCTTCGCCATCACCCTTTGTTTTGTGACGTGTGATATACTTAATAACATTCCCTTCAAGAAAGGTAAGATTGTTGGCATAAATATATTCTACAGGCTGTATCTTACAATTTTTGTAGTGAGTACCACCTACTTGCATATCTAAAGCTTCTTTAAGAATCTTATCCTCATTCTTTTTTTCAGCAATCTTTCTCTTATGCTCGGCTTCTTTCCTATCTTCTTTAATACGTCTTAAAATATAGTGATCTCTTTCTTCAGCCATCTACTTAACTCCTTCAGCGTTTAAGTCTGATACGGCATGCTTCAATCCAATTTGAGAAGTAGTCTGTAAACAGACAGGGGAATACCGAATGTATCACAAGTACAACAGCAGTCAAGAGGCTTTCAACAGCAAGCTGTAAAGCAAATACAAAGTGTTGAAAGTACGTCATCTTTAGTTTCTTTAAATGTTTATTCAAGTTCTTTTCTCCTTAGTAAAAGATTTAGTTTATGTCTTACTTCTTTATTATTGTCTGAGTTAATAACATAAGATGCAAACTCCCTAACCTTATTAGGATTAAGGTCAGCGTAGTCACATATAAACTCAAAGTTTTCACTGGTCACACCTATAGAAGCGAAGAACCAATTGGTAGCTTCTCTTCTTAGAGATGTAATACTACTTGATTCAGTAATACTTTTAGACTTAGTTGCATCCAATAGAGCTTGGTATATAACAGATAAGAATAAAATATTGTTTGAATCTTTTTTACTTTCTTCCTGTAACTCTAGTATATTATTTATATTTTGTTGGTTCATCCTCAAACTCTTGTACTGGCCTATAGAACTTACCACCTACATAGTTATTATAATATGCTGCTTCATCTGTACCTTCTAATACAGAAGACAGTACATTATATTTCATCTGGTAGTATAGCTCATAGTATTTTAGGCTTCTTTTATTTTTAAACTCAGCTATAATTTCAAACTTAAAACTTCTCTTGCCTAACTTTTTAATATCTTCTAGTAGTGACTTAGAAGAACCCATATAAATAAGCCAGTTAGATTCTCTCTCGGCTGCTGCACTACTACCCTTCTTTCTTTTCACTGGGTGCCAGTACTGCTTGCAACCTACATAGGCTTTGCCTGTTTTCTTATTTGTAATAAGGTAGACAAACCCAAAGTGTTTCTTTGGATTTGGTTTCTTACTATATTTCCAGTGCATTTAGGTAGTTACTTCTTCAACGTCAGGCGTCTTAACAACTTCAACCAACTCTCGTGTACCATTTGAGTACTTAAAAGTACGTATCCCTTTACCTTGGTTAGCATCAGACCAACACATACTCTTGTGTCTACAATAAACACAACCAACAGCAAGCTTAAGGTTACCAGACTTCCCATCAGGAACAGCAGCATAGCACTTAGAAGGTATGCTGCTTCCTTTAACCACTTCTTTAAGGTGCTTAATCCTGCTACTAGCATTGACCATCTCCATAGAGTGTACTGGTGTTAAACAAATCTTACCAGTAGATTTATCTATAACAAGAAAGGCTGCTTCAGCTATACCATTGGCTTGAGCATAGGCAGATATCTGTGCCATGTATCCAAAGGGATCGTCGTCAGCTATTGTATTAGACTCAAACTTTTTAAAGCTGAATCCAGAAGCAGACTTACAATCAACCAGAACCCCATCAATAACTGCATCCTGATGACCCAGTACTCCTTCTACTGTAACTTCTTTCTGTTGATCTTCTACTGTGTGACCTGCTATAGATGCACAGAGTAGTAGAAGTTCTTCAAGAATATATCCATATAGAAATTTAATGCGTGTACTTGGTGGTAGTTTTTCTTCTGTCGTTTCTGTATTAACATCATACCATAATTGTCTATCAGGCTTTCCTATTGCAGACAGCCTAAGATTTCCATTGCTCCTTGGTTTGCTGTACATAAATTCTTTGATGTGAACCTTAAGCATCTCACCAAAGTTATCTATGAGATCGTCTACTTCTTTCTCATCACGTTTTATAGGTGTGAGATTAAATAACTCATAGATATCTTCTACTATTGTATTAATATTTTTCATAATAAGATAGGGGTGCTACACTAACCCAAAAATGCAGCACCCCATCCTCACTTAGTTGCCGAACGGGATATCATCTGACATCTCAGAAGCAGCGTTATTAATATAGCCACCTTCCACAACATCAAAGTCTTTATCCATAGCATACTCAACCAACTCAACTACTTGAACTGCTGCAAGATCAGCAGACACACCCGCCTTACCTGCATAGTTCCACTCAAAGGGAAGTGCTTTTACTGTAACCACACTGCCATTCCCAATAAGTTTCTTATCCCAAGGATTGTTCTGGGAATCCACTACCGTAGGTGCTGAACGTGGACCGTTCTTACCCTGCACCTTACGTTTCAACGTGACAAATTCACCACGTTCATCTTCTTTGTTACGTACATTCAGACCTGCACCTTCTACTAAAGCTTTTGAATCTGCATCAAGACAGAGATCAACTTGCCAAGCAGGTTCAAACGTGCTGTTAGGCTCTACGACAGCGGCCCAATAGCATTTACCAGTTAGATATAGAGGTTGAATTGGAGGCATATTAATTTTCCTTGTGTTTAGTGCCACACCATTGCGGCTGTTGATATTGTGTTTGTCTACTACTACAACTCCATCAGTATACACTACCTGATTTAGAGTGTCAACTGTTGTTTTCGAAATTTTCTAAATAATTTAAAGCCCTCCTTACATAATTAATATCATCTTGTAACCAACCAAGTGCTGAGTTACATTTATTACAAAGCCATCCTCTAAACTTACCACTACTATGATCATGGTCTAATACCCAAGACCCTCTATTATATGCTTGGTATGCTGTATCTATTTTATTTTTTAAATCTTCTGAAGAGCTATTACAAATAGGACAGCAATAATTATCAGGAGGAGGGGGTGTTGTTTCTTTTAACTTGAGAACAATTCTTTGCGAGTCGTTAGAACATTCATTACATATATTTCCATATGCTTTACTACCATCCTTCCTATGCCAGTTACCTTTAAAAGAAGTTAGAGGTTTTACATTATTACATTTTACACATGGCTTAGTTACGGCATCAGGTCGTATAGATTTATTACTGTTAAAAAGTTCAAGTTGATCTGTCATCAGTGTGTCTCCGCCCATGTCTTACCAACTTTATAATCACAGTCTAATTCACACTTCATCTTCAGTGTCTTTGTTGTCTGTGTCATTGCCTCCTTTGTTATCCTACAGAATCTTTCTATGTCAGGGATAGCTACTTCAAACTGGTACTCATCGTGTATTGAGGCAACCAACTTGACATCTAATTTAGTTTTAATAACTCGTTCCATGATATGAACAAGCCACTGCTTACATACTATAGCACCAGCACCCTGAAGTAAAGTGTTTAATGCTGCGTGTTCTGATCTAATGTGTAGTAGTCTACCATCCAAGGCAGGAATTGTACCACTGGCAGCTTCTTTACTCACCCACATCCTAAGATTTTTAAGTGCTGGCATGTTACTCAAGAACCTAGTTATCAACTGTTGTCCCTGCTTGGCTGTGCCGCCTACTACCTTACCAATCTTGGCTGCACCAGCCCCATAGAGCCACGCATAGATAAATGTCTTGGCTTGATCCCGTGTCTTCAGACCTGCTCTTTCTTGATTAGCTGTATGTACATCACCTGTTAATACAATGTTGGTATACTCAGGGTCATTCATGTAGTGTGCCAAGCATCTTAGTTCAAGGCCGCTGGCGTCCACACCTACCAAGCGATACTTAGATACATCATCAACTGTCCATAGTCCTCTGCATTCTCTACCGTAAGGGCTATAGACAGCGGGAACTTGTGCCATATTAGGAACTGCATGTGCCATCCTTCCTGTTATAGTACGTAGTGTCATAACACTACCACGTACTCGGTTATCTTCTTGACATGCCATGATCCACGATTTTATTAGGCCAGTACGTTTCTGTAATAGAAAGTATCTATTAAACATCTTGGCCTCTGGTAGATCAATCTTTGACAAGACTGCTTCGTTAATAATTATATTACCTTTATCAGTCATCTGCTTGGGCTTCCAACCCTTTGCTTGTAACCTATCAGCAATTTGCTTACGACTTGCTATATTAAAAGGTATGTATTTAGTCTTGGTCTTTAATACTATTTCAGTAGGCTCAAAGTCTTCTTCTGCCTTACGTTCTAGTCCATGTAACTCATCCTGCAACTGAGCCTGTAAGATCATAGCTTCTTGTATCTTAAATGCAAAGCCATTCTTCTTCTGCTTATCTAAGATAGCTCTGACCTTACACTCTAAGTCGTAAGCTCTAGGGTTAAAAGCTTTACCTTCTTTCTCTAGCTCCTGTGCTACGTGACGGGTCACCTCTGTGTCACGCTTACAATACTCCAACATCTCAGGAGAGTAGTGTGCAAAGTCATGGAAGTCACCCTTCTCAAAGCCAAGGGTCTTACCCCAAGCTTCAAGAGAGTGACCACCATCACGTATAGGATTATAAAGCTGAGACTCAATGAGAGTATCTCTTATCTGACTCAGCTTTATATTACATCCAAGTAAACGATTGAGGACAGGAGCATCGAAGCTGATACCATTGTGCATAATAAAGGTATCAATTTGCTGCGACCAACCAGCAAACTCCGAACACTCCTGTCCCACCCACGCCTTAACCTTATTACCTTCATAACTCCTTGCTACGATACAGTGTATCTTTGTTGCATTCAAACTATCTGTTTCAATATCAACTATAGCTGTTGTCATTTCTTTATAAACCTACTCCTGTTACCCAATTTTCAGCAGCATCTTCTACATAATATTCACTTTTATCTTTAATGACTATTAGCTTTTCTACTTTATTATCTATAAAACATTCTACTGTATAGGCACC